AACCAATACTATCAATACTCATATGCCCTGCATCACGAATTAATGGTAAGCTTTTAATAAAATAACCTCCCCAAAATTCAATTGACATAAATAGAGTAACAATAATAAAGCTGATTAAAATGATTTTTCTGTCTTGTGGATTATCTATATGTGAGTGTGAATGAGCCATAAATGAGATTATATAAATATATTGTTTTGACAGAATTTTACTAAAAAGTCGGTAAAAATAATATCAACTCATCAAAATTAGTTATAATAGTCAGAAAAACGAAGTTAAAACCTTAAAGCCTCGTTTTTTATATCGGTTATTTATAAATTGAGGTTTATTTTGCATAAAATTTAAATTTTTGGTTATGCAAAATAAACTTTGGTTTTATATAAAAAATTTGCCAATTTATAAAATGCGGTGGTTCTACCGCCCTTTGTTATCCCTTTTTTCACACTTTCCCCCGCTCGCACTCCCCTACACCTTCCGACACAATAGCCTTGCTTTTTTATATTTCAATCTCAATCTGAAGAAACCATAGGGCTACATTATGTCTGAAGAATATCTCCACGGTGTCAAAGTTACGGAAATTTCCGAAGCTTTGCGCACCTTGACGACATCCTCTACTGCCGTCATTGGCTTGGTTGCGACAGCATCTGATGCAGACAATGACACATTCCCACTGAATAAACCGACATTACTCACCGGCATTACACCGTCAATAATTGCCAAAGCAGGCAAAACCGGCACACTTTCCCGTGCATTAGACGGCATTTTAGATATTGTGAATTGTAAAGTGGTAGTGATCCGTGTGGAAGAAAGTGACGACGAATCACAAATGAAAGCCAACGTGATCGGCGGTGTCGATGATGAAGGCAATTACACCGGCTTGAAAGCGTTTTTAGTTTCTGCCGCTGTTTGCGGTGTCAAACCACGCATTTTCTGTGTGCCAAAATATGATTCGCAAGATGTCACCATTGAATTAATCAGCGTGGCGCAAAAACTCAACGGCTTTGTGTATGCCTCTTGCTACGGTTGCAATACAAAAGAACAAGCCGTGACATATCGCCGCCAATTCTCGCAGCGTGAATTAATGTTGATTTTTGGTGATTTCCTTTCTTTCAATCCTCACACCAAGCAAACCGAAGTAGATTATGCCGTGGTGCGTGCGGCTGCAATGCGAGCTTACCAAGACAAAGAATTTGGTTGGCATACCTCTATTTCAAACAAAGGTTTAAACGGTGTAACAGGTGTTACCAAACCGCTTTCATTCGACATCAACGACAGTGCGACCGATGTCAATTATTTGAACGAACAAGGCATTACCGCTTGTATTAATTACAACGGTTACAAATTCTACGGCTTGCGCACCTGTTCCGCCGACAAGTTGTTCATCTACGAAAACTACACCCGCACCGCACAAGTGTTGAAAGACACTATCGCCCAATCATTCGATTGGGCGGTGGATAAAGATATTTCCGTCAATCTTGTGAAAGAGATTGTGGAAGCAATCAATGCAAAATGGCGTGAGTTTGTAGCGAAAGGTTATTTAATTGGCGGTAAAGCCTTTATCAATCCTGAATTAAACACCGCAGCGACATTAAAAGATGCAAAATTGCTTATCTCTTATGACTACTGCCCTGTACCACCGTTAGAACAACTTGGATTCAGACAATATATCAGCGATGAATATTTGGTTGAATTTGCTGCCAACATTGCAAAAGTAGGAGCGTAACAAATGGCTTTACCCCGTAAATTAAAACTGATGAATTTCTTGGCTGACGGTAATTCTTACCGTGGACAAATTACCGAAATCACCCAGCCTAAACTCGCTTTAAAACTGGAAGAATACCGTGCAGGCGGTATGTTCGGACCGGTGAAAGTGAATCTCGGTGTGGAAGCCCTTGAAGCGCAATTCAAAATGGGCGGTTATATGACCGAACTGTTGAAACAGTTTGGTGGTGCGATTGACGGCACACCGCTACGCTTTGCCGGTGCCTATCAACAAGACGACACCGAAGAAGTCACCAGTATTGAACTTGTCATGCGTGGTCGTTTCGGGGAAATCGACAACGGCACAAGTAAATCGGGCGATGACACTGAACAAAGCTACACTGTGCCTTTGACTTATTACAAAATCATCGAAAACGGCAAAGATATTATCGAAATTGATCTACTCAATTCCGTGTTTATCGTGGACGGTAAAGACCGCTTGGCGGAACACCGTGCAGCCATCGGCATTTAGTATTTAATTTCACACACCTTGCCCCGAAAGGGGCATTTATTCACTCTTGGAAATTTCCACATTATTTTTGGAAATTTCCAGTTTTAAAATGGAAATCATGTTATGAAAAACGAAACCTCAAAAATCATCACTCTTAGCTTACCGATTATGCGTGGCGACAAGAAAATCACCGACATCACCGTGATTAAACCCACTGTGCCGGCATTAAAAGGATTAAAAATGTTTGATGTGTTGCAAATGGATGTAGATGCATTGCAAGTGCTATTGCCACGTGTCACGCAACCGGTGCTACACAAAGCGGATTTTGCCGCCATGGAAGTGGCTGACTTCACTGAATTATCAGCGGCGGCTGTCGGTTTTTTAGGGAAGAACTCGGAAACGGAAGATCCGACCGAGTAATTTTAATCGCTGCCACGGTAGAAGATGCTATAGCAGATATTGCCCTGATTTTTCACTGGCAACCACAAGCCTTTGACGAGATGACATTTAGCGAGCTGATGCAATGGCGAGAAAAAGCGAGAGAACGTAATGAGACAGAAAGTGATTGATTATTTAATGGCAAAACCCCGTTATGTGATTTGGCGCATTTTGTTGGCTGCACTCCTCTGCTTTTGGCTGATTGTCATCTTTGGCATTGCTTTTCTTTTTCACTAATCAAGTGCGGTCAGAAATCAAGGGATTTTTTGACCGCACTTTTTATGAGGTTTTCAATGAAATCTGTGTTTATTTTTCTTTTCTATTTTCTTTCCATTATTTCCGTATCAGGTTTTGCGGCATTTCTGATGTATCACCGAATTGAGGGTTGGGGTTGGCTCGTTTTCATTGATGTTTTGCTTGCTTGTAGGACAGTCCAAACCTCTGATAAATCTCAATCCGAAGGATAGTATCATGATCCAAAACTCTGCTCTAGCCGCCCTCGGCGTGTTTGTGTTTACCCGTCAAACCGTGCCTTTTCAGAGTTTAGATCGTCAATCATCGTGGCGACATCCGACTAACTCTGTTGTGGGGCAAATGCCGAAAACCCAGTTTACCGGAAAAGATTCTGAAACCGTCACTATCAGCGGTCGATTAATCCCTGAAATTACAGGCGGTACATTGAGCCTTGCCATGTTGGAATTAATGGCGGAAAGCGGTGCTGCATTTCCGCTGATTGAGGGGGCGAATTTTATGTTGATGGGGTTCTTCGTGATCGAATCCATCCAAGAAACCCGCACAGAGCTATTTGGCGATGGTACAGCCCGTGCGATTGATTTTACCCTCAATTTAAAACGCACGGACGACCCGTTATTGATTGAGCTTGCACAAAATGTGATGGGAGCATTTTAATGTTTGAGTTTGCCACCAATCACCGCACACCTAAATTTTCTGTGGTGGTGATCACACAGGACAATCAGAAAAACGACATCACCCAAACCGTTGCCGACCGTTTAATGAGTATGCAAATTGAGGACAATCGGGGCTTTGAGGCGGATATGCTTGATTTGCAGCTTTCCGACCATGACGGCAAACTCGCCCTTCCCCCTCGCAATGCCACAATTCAAGTGGCGATAGGTTGGCAAGGCGAGTCGCTAATAGACAAGGGAAAATATTTGGTTGATGAAGTGCAGTTTTCCGGCTCGCCCGATACCCTCACTATTCGGGCTAGAGCGGCAGATTTAAAAGGGAGTTTGAGCGAGCAAAAAGAGCGATCATTTCACAGCATAAAATTAGGCGCATTGATTGACCAAATCGCCAAAGAAAACAAATTGGAAAGCCAATGTGCCAAAGAATATGCCGAACAAACTATTTCTCACATTGACCAGACTAACGAAAGCAATATTAATTTACTGACACGCCTTGCAGAAGACTACGGCGCAATGGCTACGGTGAAAAATGGCGTGCTGCTGTTTATGCCTTTAGGCGCAGCGAAAACTGCCACAGGCAAGCCTATTCCTGCAGTACAAATCACAAAATCGGAAGGTGACAGTTACAATTTCAGCATTGCCGAAAGCGATAATTACAAAGCCGTGCGTGCCTATTGGCACAACCAAGACACCGGCAAACGGGGTGAAATCACCGTTGATGCCAACACCAAGATTGTGAAAAAACAGCGGATGACAAAAGGCAGAACGCTGAAAAACGGTACAGTGAAAGGTAGCCGCTTGAGTAAGCGGAAATACAATACCGTGGAACAGCAAGAGCCGGTAACGAGCAATAGCGATCAAATCAAAACCCTACGCCACACTTACGCCACAGAAGCCTCCGCAATCAATGCCGCCAAATCCGCCTTTGATAAACTCAAACGTGGTGTGGCAAGTTTTAGTATCACCCTCGCCTACGGCATACCGGATTTAATGCCGGAAACCCCGGTACAGTTGAGTGGATTTAAGCAAGAAATTGATGGTGCGGATTGGTTGATTACTAAAGTTTCACATAGTATTTCTAAAGATGGTTATACTTCGCAAGTGGAGTGTGAGTTGAAGATAGAAACAGAACACGAAGTGAAGAAAGAGGAAAAATAAAATTGAGAAGTGACTCACAAATTTATAAATGCACAAGAATAAAAGATTGCATTTAAGATAAAAAAAGTTATTATTGCACTGTCGTTATGTAATAGTAACAAAGCACAAAGAGTAATAGGGGCGGCTACTTTGTGTGATCCCGCCCAGTGGGGAAATTGCATGTGTGTGCGAGGACACTCAACGGACGGGCTGAAAGGTCCGTCACTTTTTTTCTAAAAGCGGGTATTTTAGCCTCGTTTCTTTTGTCTGCACTATTCTTGGTCCTTTAGTCGGATCGTAAAAATACCAAATATTAAATTTTTTCTCTGTGTCCAATGTGTCATAGGCAAGTTTATCCCACCCGATATGCTCTGCAATTAAGGTGGAAAGCGCTTGTTTTCGCTCTGAAGATGAATCTTTCTGATACCCACTCAATACTGCCCCTAGTAATAAATCGCAAAGTTGGACACCATGGCAGCTTTTAGAATTGACTTCATTTAACTTTAAAATAGCATTTGGGATAGCTGTTTTTCGCCGAATAATATGATTGGCAATAATATGCATTGCTTCATCAGCTTTATGATAGCTAAAAGGTAAATCATCAACAGATAAAATAAAACGGCGATCTCTGTTTTTATAGAGTGATCTCGCTATTTTATTACAAAGCAACATATTAAAATGTTTCTGTTTAGCTGTTTCATAATTACCGTTATGAAAAGATTTATTTACTATCGCTAATTGCACAACAATACAATTAAAGAATAGATAATTAGACTGAAAAAAGAATCGAACCAAGTCATTATAAAATTCTGCATAACGCTTAGAATTTGCACCTTGCCACTTTATCTCATCTGTACAGAAATGTTTTTGGCGCAGTGCGGTGATTTCTTTTTCAAATCGAGCCAAATTATCTTCCCGAATCCACAATGCTCCAAAAGCATAAAATGGTTTTCCACTTATACCTGATTCATCGCAAAATAAATGCCAAGTGTGACTCATATTAATCAGCTCAAAAAAATAAATTTTACGAAAATGGAACTTTACCTTATCTTAGTCTAGACGATAGTTCTTTTATATAGTCAAAAACTTCAACTCTAATATCATTATAGGTACGAATTGAACAATCTTTTCTTAACCTACGAAGTTTATCTAAAATTATATTTCTAGTTCTCTCTATATATTCTTGTCTATTAACTGAATGTTGCATCGCTAATTCAAATTCCTTTTCTATTATAAAAAATAGATCTTGTTTCATTATTTCAAAATTCCGTAAACCTAGATCATCATTAGGTACTGTGATTATATTTTGAATATTCATCACCGCAGTTTGTAATTCTTCTAATTTATTCATTACAAATTCTACAGATGTTTGGTCAATTTCAGTTAATTCCGTTTTATACTCTACTCTTGCCTTAGAAAATAATGGATCTGTACTAACCTCACCATTATTAATGTATGCCTCGTGAGTTTTCAATACTGTTTTTCTAAGTTGCTTCTGGAATTCCACAGCCTTAACATAGGCTAATTTACATGGATAGGAAATATAACGAATAGAACTCACATCAAAAGGGGAATTTCTACCCTCTTCTTGAATGACAATACAAGGTTTTCTAAATGCAATTCTTAATCCAAGCTCAAAAAAAACATTCGGGTTATGTAAAGTCATATCACAAATAACAACATCACTCTCAAATAGATTTTGAATAATGGTTGCTTGAATAATATCGGCATCTTGAGTTTCGCTAACCAAGTTTATTTCAAAAATATGTTGGTCATCATTAGATAGAGCCTCTTCTATTAAAGTATGTACGTCCTCCCAATGCTGTTCTGTATGCTCCTGATCCATTGTTGAGATGGGACGGACAATTCCTATTTTTATAGGTTTATGGGAGTTTTCTTTCTGAATTTGGGGAACTGTTTCAGTCATATCTATTCACCTTTCTGTTTACTTTTTGCATACATTCTCACAAGGTACGCCATCGCCGTCCCTATCTAATCTATCCACTCCGCATTGCTTTAAGTAAAATTTTGCTTGGGCGCAAGATTTCATTTGTTTGCAATAGGGAATCGAATCCTCACAACTAAATTGCTCACTCCCCGCTTTCTTCCCCTTGGCAAGTACAGGGGAAGAAATCAGAAAAAATGCGCTTAAAATGAGAGTAAGTTTTTTCATTCTATGACTTATAAAAAATGCCCATAATATTGGGCATCTATAAAATTAAGATTTAGGGCGAGTGAACAATACGAACAATCCAAGAATAACATCACCAATCACCCAAAGGGTTAGAATAATACTAGCACCTAATCCCGTACCGATTGCAGCTCCGGCTCTTTCAGCCTCACTTGTTGCACTATTGATTACTTCGGCACTAGAGCCAACACCGCCAACAAGCCAAATTAACATCAGCACATTAAACAAAATGAACACCCATTTAAACACTTTTCCCATAAAAGTGCGTTTAGGCTTTCTCAGTTGCTTACCACATGATGGACATTTTAGAGCTTGATCGCTCACTTGGTTACTACATTCTGGACAATTAATTAATGCCATAATTTTTTCTCCTATTGGTTCCTGATGTTGTTTTATAAAACTTTCGCTTTCAACTCTACCGCCCGAATAAACTTACCGATAATCACTGCTGTATCGAATAATTCGTCTGTAATATCAAACGGGGGGTAAAGCGGATTATCGCTTAACGCCCGAAAAATACCGGTCGGTAAACGTTGTAGGCGTTTAATATAGAGTTCGCCGTTCAGATTAAAGGCATAAACCCCATCACCTACGTATTCGTTGATTTTGGTATCAATAAACACTAAATCATCGGGCATAATGGTCGGCATCATACTGTCGGTTGGCACGCTAAAGAGATAAATCCCTTTTGTTGTTGTTCGTCCGAGCAAACGTTGAACGCCTTCTTCCGTGAAATAAAGGCGAGATAACACTTCAGGATAATCACTATTGATAATGCCTGTTGAATTTGCTGCCAACTGTACATTCAATAAATCAACCCGTAAATGATGTTGTTCATCTTGTTCTTCGCTGTAAAGAGCAGTGATTACTTTATCGCTTGCACTTGGTTCCCCTTCCCCATTTTCTAACCAATTCAAACTAACATCATATTTTTGAGAAAAAATAGTTAGTTTGTCTTTTGGAAGTCCCCTGTTCTTATATGCTGAAATAGAACTTTTCTTAACTCCAAGTAAAACAGCAAGCTCTGTATCAGTGGTACTTTGAGAGATTTTTTTCATTCGCTCAATCACATCTAAATAAGATTTTTTCATTTTTTCTCCTAAAAAAGGTTGCAATGTTTACATATGTAAATTATATTGTTCACAAATGTAAACAAAGAAAAATCCTATGACAACTAACCAATCAATCAACGACGAGTATTTGACGTTATTGAGTCGCTCAATTTCCGGGCTAGCGATACGATATCTTGGTGCACAGCCGGATTTAGGCGTTCTGCCGTCAGCTGAAGATGAGCCGATAGCATTTGCTCATTCATTAAGCCATATGTTTTCGCAACTTGAAAAAGTTCAGCTATGGGCTTCTGATAGAGCTTCTTATTGGAATTTTCTAGCAACGCTAGACAAAACGACAAAAGAACAAGCCTTGTGGGATTTACCTCCCTGTCCGCTTTCTCTTGTAGAGCTCGCTCAACTTCTTCAGCAAGTAAACGAGCCTGTTCTGGGTGATATTGGTCGATCATATGTTCTAGCTTTATTACTTGGGGTGGCAAATCAGCTTGGCAATTTATTGCAAAGTTCAATGTATTTAATTGCATTACATGGGCGTGCTACCAATCAAACAAGCAAAGCAATGCCGACAGATTCCGAGATTTGGCAAGCTTTGAAAGTGTTGGTTACCAGATTTTCTGAATCTTAATTTGTGCAAAGTATAACAAAGTAAACAAAAACAACAAGGAAAAGAAAATGGCAAAAACAGAGAAAAAACGCGAGCTGAAAACTGAAATTATCGCATTTCGGGTAACTGCGAGCTTTAAAGCCAAATTACAAGCCTTGGCAGAGTCTGATAGACGTGAGTTGAACGATTTCATTAGGTTGAAATTGGAAGAATGTATTCATTGTTCCGCTGGACTTTGAGCAGATTATCCAACGATTTATAAAAGTTTAAAACAGGTTTTTGAGTAAAAAGAAAGGTGTGTGAATGAATGTAGATCATAAATGTACGAACTGCGGAAGCAATAATATTCGGGTTCGGACTTCTGAAAAAATCGGGTTGTTAGTGATTGATGTGATTGCTTATTGCAACAACTGTGGGACGGAGTTGAAAGTAACCAGTCAAATCACACGAGTGAGAACACCAACTTATAACGAACGCCCAGAGGCGTTGAGGGTGAATAAGCCGTTAAAACAGATTGATGAGCGTCAGTTAGAAATCGCCACCGATTAATCTTTAATTTTCCCTTTAATTTTTAACCCTTGTCGTTTGATGAAAATCAATCGACAGGATTTTTGCAACCTAAATTTGGGAGTTTGAGCAAATGACAAGCAAAAAATATACCTACGACAGCCGCATTACCCGTAACCGTGAGCGGGTAAATGTGTGGCTATTAAACAAAACCGTGAAGGCATTGGAACAGAAAGTGAAGGTGTTGGAACGTCATATCACACATCAAATCGGCTTAAATGCGCAACAGGTTTTATTGAATGAATCCTTGCACGACCGTGTAGCAGAACTCGAAATGACGAAGTGGCACAACCCTGTGAAACGTTGGTTTAAGAAATGGGTTGATTTCGTCACGGGGAAATAAGCGAGGGGGTGTGCGGTGTACGTTTTAGAAACAGAAAGCGCAGCGGAAAAATTCTGCAAAGAACATCAAGTGGCTGTACCACAAATCAGCAGTATTGATGATTCATTGCATTATTTAAACGGTGAAAGCCGTTTCCGTGTTGAACGGAGCTTTGACCGTTTGCAACAAGGTTTTCGTGAATTTCTTCTGACTATCGCCGAAGTGGATTTGAGCGACTTAAAAAGCCGTCATCACACGGGTTTCAAACTACACCACTACACAGAACAAGGACAACGCAAGATAGCCCGTGCTTTTCGCAAAGTGCGGTTACTTTCACAAGCATTTCCGGAAAGTATTACCGAGCGGGAATTTTTACAAATCGACAGACGGGGTGAATAAATGGCAACCATTATTTTAAGTCGTGGCGCACTCGCCTTTGCCGCCAAGGATTTATACAAAAAAATGGACGAGGCGCAAGAAAAGCTGTTTGCCTACTTTTACCACTTGGACAAAGGCGATGATGAATCTGCCAATGCTGCCTTTCAAGAATTTTTAGATAAAGGCGATGAGGCGGCAAAAGCACGGCGTGAATTGTTAAAAAAACGGGCAGATTGGGCAATGTGGAGAGCGAATAGAAGATGAAAACATTACTTAGAGTTTATTTAGAACAGGCTGATAACGCTGCACAACATGAACGTGAAGAAAAATTTTCGATAGCTGCCACAAAATGGCGCAGTGCATTTCATATTGCACCTAATGAAAAAGAACGTGATTGGACTTTCGCCTGTGCGGAATATTGTTTCAAACGTGCCATTGAGAACGGGCAGATTGCGATTAAGAAAACCCGTCAATTAGATTTTCAACAATTTATGGAGAGTGAAAATGCTTGATGTGGTTGTGGGTTTTATTGTTGCAGTGTTCGGTTTAATGCTTTTGGCGGCAGCATTGAATGTTTTTTTAAATTGGCTTGCGGATTGGTTTTGTAAACATTTTTAGGCTTAGGGGGAAAGATGGTTAGGCAAGTACAAATTTATGCAGCATATAGGGGTGATGTGAATTTAGGTGACGGTACGGCAAAGCAACTGGCAGCAAAATTCAATATTACCCCCGAAAGCGTAGCCAATATGAGTACGCCTAGATATTTAAAACGGGATAAATCAGGCTCACGATTAGTATTTATAAAGTTAGATAAAGAGGAAATTTCATTATGACCGAACACATCATTGAATTATCAAACCGCTATGCCCTCAAGTTAGACGAAAGTCAAAATTATATTCTTTACAAAATAAAACCCAAAGAAAACGGCGGTTATGAACGAATCGGTGGCAAAGTTTGTAAAACCCTTGAAGCAGTCTTTGAGACGTTAGCCCATTGTGAATTAATGGATGAAGATGTCGTTTCCCTCTCGGACTGTGCCAAAACACTCAAAAGCATTTATGCCGAAATTAAACGAATTACTGAAATTCAACAAACTTACGCATACGCATAGAGGTTATTTAAGGGATTTTATTATGAACTGGGTAGCAGAACGTGATCTTAATCTTGCCAAGCGTGAACAGGCGATGGCAGATGCACGTGCGTTGATGATGGAAAGTGCGGTCAAAATCAACCGCACTTTAGATCAGACAACGGCAACAAGCGCACAAATGGCGTTATTTTCTGCTGCTCCACATCAGTTTGATTATGTTGAAAAACTGCTTTCTGTTCTGCCACGCAAGCGCCAACGGGAGCATTTTCGCAATGTTTGGTTGCGTGCCTTTGATTCTGTCGCTGATGATGGCTCTATTGGGTTTAAATTCGGCAATAAACAATCAGCTTATGCCAACAGTTATTTGCGTGAGATTTTAACCAAGCGATTAAAGGCGGTTTTTCAACATTATCACATTAGCCTTGATTGGCTTTCGGAACGGGATACTCATTCCCGTGTGGTTGCGCTTTCCAAAGGTAAACACATTCCGCAGTTGCCATTTTATTTGTTGAGCGAACACCAGTTAAAAGAAATGGCATACAAACTGGCTCTGTTGTTTTCCCGTTTGCAATCGGATTTTGTCAATGAGCAAGCAGAACGCAAAGCAAAAGGTGAGATCACCGTTGATGATTTTGATGATCTTGTGCATGAGATGTATCGCTTATGCGGTGAAATCTGTGCGGATATTGGTTTTCCGCTTAAAAACTGGCACGCCTTTCTTGAGAATCCTTTTTTAGATGCAAACAAAATTGACAGCGATTTGAAAAAATCCGTCTGTGAAAAACATTGGTTTCGCCAGTTAAAAACCGCACAAAAACGATTAAAAGAACATGTTGAAATTGGTTGTGGTGCAGTTTCGGCAAAAGTCAGCCCTTATGTTTCGCAAAGTGCGTTGAATGATTACCGTGCACAACGTGCGGAAACCATGGAATTTCTTGAACAAATGGTGCTTGAGAATCTTGAAGATTCATCAGAACAAATGCCTCTGATTGATATGTGGAAACGTTCTTCGGGCAACCCCGCCATTCGTTTTAATGAGATGATGAACCGCTTGCGTGGCATTGATGAATGGGCGGTGGAAAATGACTATGTTTCGTTATTTTTAACCTTGACTGCGCCCTCTTCTTTTCATGCCACCCACAATAACGGAACAAATAACAACAAATGGCAAGGAGCAAGCCCACGGGACACTCAACGTTATTTAAATAAAGTGTGGGCGCAGTTGCGTGCGCAATTTGCTAAACGAGACATTGGCTTTTTCGGTTTTCGTGGTGTAGAGCCGCACCATGACAGCACACCACACTGGCATTTACTGATTTATGTCGCACCGGAACACAAAGAAACGGTGATTAAGTTATTCAAGAAAAAAGCCTTAGAGCTTGATGGCGATGAATTTGGGGCAAAAAAACACCGTTGCAAGGTGGATGAAATCGATCCTGAAAAAGGTTCTGCCATTGGCTACATTGCGAAATATATCGCCAAAAATATTTATGCCGGCAAACAGGCGGACGAAAAATCAGATGAAGTGGAAGATTTAACCTTGCGTGAAAACGTGATGCGTGTGAGTGCATGGGCGAATCTTTGGGGCATTCGTCAATTTCAATTCTACGGCACACCGCCAATTTCCACGTGGCGTGAGTTGCGCAAGATTGATGATGCCATGGCATCTGTTGCCGATGATGATGTGTTGGACACGGGACGTACGGTGGCTGATGTAGGCTGTTTTGGCAGTTATTTGAACGTGCAAGGCGGTGCGATGGTGAAACGTTGCGATCAACCGATTTGCATTGAGTATGAAGAAACCGAGCCGAATAAATACGGCGAAACAAGAAAGAAAATTGTGGGGGTGAAAAACAGATTTAGTTTAAAAACCATTATCACCAAAGTTAAAAATTGGGTGATTAAGAAAGGCGGTGTGGTTTCCACATCTGCCGATTCGGAGTCCACCGAAACAAACAAGGCGCAGCGCGCCGCTTGGACTTGTGTCAGTAACTGTAACCGTTCAAAAATTGAACAACAAGTAAATAAATTGATGTTGCCTATCGGTTTTCCTCTAAAAGCACGTCAAATTGATATGTTAATCAAATATGGGCGGTTACGGCTTAATGACTATCGGTGGATTTGTTGTGAAAACGACCACGTTTTCATCGAAGAAGTAAAAATTCCTTTGGCTCAAGCCTTTGGTTGGGGCGAAAGTTTGGGGGATTTTAGGGTTGGTTAATGAAAAGTGAGGTGAATTATGCCTTTATCTAAACAAGAGTCGGCATGTATAAAAGCAAATGAACTTGAATATAAATTCTTAGAGCATTTGAAATACCATTATCAGCTACCGTTTCCACTGGAAGAATGGAATGATCCTAAAAACAAAATAACTTATGGTATTCGACTTGCTCTAGGTCAATATTACCAAAAAGGTGCTTGTGCCGCAGGAATGAGATTTTCTGATTTTGTTCAGTGTTTGAGCAGCGACTTTTGCGGAGGGAGCCTTAGAGCCGCAAGAGAATTAGGCTATTTACCTGAATATCGTAGAACATTAGCCAAAAAATACAAAATTCAGCGTGGATATGCTAATCCATCAGAATACAGCAGAAGTAGTCTTGTATTTGAATAATAATGGAGAAACGTAACAATGGCAGATTTACAACAACTTATTAAAAACATTGAGCAATGGGCGGAAGACCGCAATTTAATTGAAGGCTCTACACCACAAAAACAATTTATTAAATTGATAGAAGAATTTGGTGAGCTTTGCGCCGGTGTGTCTAAAAATAAAGTGGACATGGTGAAAGATAGTATCGGGGATTGTTTTGTTGTGATGGTGATTTTGGCAAAACAATTCAAGCGTGATGATATTCTTGCCGATATGAGTTACATCGAAATGCACCCGCCATTTCAAGGCGATATTGCACGAAGTTTGATCGACACAAACGCATCCATGCAAGCCTTTTTCTTTGCCAATGAACGCAAAGATCATGAAAATGTGATGAATTTCTTTGCCTATACTGTGCTTGGTTTAGTTGAAGCGACTGATTATTATCATCTTGATCTTGATGATTGCGTACAGTCTGCATGGGAAGAAATCAAAGACCGTAAGGGAAAAATGATTGATGGGGTGTTTGTGAAAGAAGATGATTTGCGACCAGTGGGACGAAGTAAATTACTAGGGGCAAGCTATGGTAACAAATGAACAAGTGATGGAAAAATTAGTGGAGCTTGAGGGCTTGTTGGCCCGTCAAGCTATTCATGAAAATAGTAAGGAATTGTGGGACATTAATCAGGTGGCTGAATATTTTGGTTACACAGTAAGACATATGCGTGAAGTGGCGGCTGATCCTTTTTTTCCTCGTCCGGTTCAAGTTCCGTCACAACGTAACTTAAACCAACCCACAAACCAAGTGCGCTATTTTGTTGGCGAGGTCGTGCAATATGCGAAACATCGCCAACAACGCAGAAAGATGTTTTAGTCTAGCAACTTCACGACATCTTCCATTTTCGGGGCATAGTAGGTATTCAATAAAATTTTGATGTCTCTATGCCCTGAAATTTTTGCCAAAGTCATCACATCCACTTTTTCAGATAAGCGGCTCAATGCTTCTCGCCGTGTATCGTGAAAATGTAAATCTGCCTCTGCAAGCCCAGCTCTTTCTTTTAATATTCTGAAATTAGCATCAAGGGATCTTGTATTTAATTGAAAGATTAAGTCGCAATCTTGTGTTTTGATTAAAGCAAGATTTTTAATAATTTCTATGGCTTTGGAGGATAACGGTATATTGCGGGGATGACCATTTTTACTTGTGGGAATGTGTAAAATCCGATTTTGTGCATTCAAGTGTTCCCATTTTGCACCGCAAATTTCACCGGCACGCATAGCAGTTTCAATGGCGAAAAGCATTGCTGCCGCTGCTCTGCTTTGTTTGGTTATGGGAGCGTGTGATAAATCATAACCGGAAACAAACACAAGCCGTTCTATTTCTTGCTCCGAATAACGGCGAGAACGTTCTTTTGGTGTTTTGGGTTTTCGCACGTTTTTGAGTGGGTTTTCTTTTAAAAATTTCCATTCGCCACATGACATTGTCATGATATGCGATAGCGTGTTCCATTCCCGTAAAACACTGGCTGCGCTGACTTTTGCTAATCGTTCGTCACGCCATAAAATGAAGTCATTTTCTGATAAATCTTGTAGTAATACTCTACCTATCGGCATGTCCATGAGGCGAAAAAGGCGTAGTCGCTCCTCGCGATAGCTCTTTTTATGTCGGCTCACTTCTTTAATGTATTTGTCGATAACTTCGGCAAATGTCATGTAGGGAATGCCGGTGTTGTAGCTACCATTTTTTATTTTTGTTTCAATTTCATCCGCCCATGCGATAGCTTCTGCTTTGGTGCGGAATTGTTCTGACTTTGACACACCTTTTCGGCGAATTTGTACCCGCCATTTGCCGTTTCTTTTTGTGATTGATGCCATATTTTTTCCTTTAAATTCTTGGGTGCAATACCGGACACATTCGGTGCAAATATTGCAGAATGAGGATCATTCCTGATCATTAATACATATCTTTAGTAAATTTAAACACTGATTTTATATACAGTCAATATTTTTGATTTTATTTGCAACTCAATGAAAATAAAGGTTTTTTAGACAACAAAAAAGCCGCTATTAAAGCGGCTTTCTATGTTTAGAATTCTGTTTGGTGCCTAGGGTCTGTTTCTTTTATCTTTGATTTAAAAGCATTAATTATTTAATTGGCGTAATTTGGGCGTAACTCGTGTTTTCATAAATTTGCATCCATTGCAAAAAATCCCCACCGGACAGAGCAAAAAGCGAGACTTTAAGCCTCGCTTTTTCTGCCTATTCGGCAGTAAATATGAAATAAAAAATACATTTTTCTAAGCTACTTATTCAGCAGTAAAATGATTATATCAAATTAATCGCATGAGTTAAGAACAAAAATAAAAAGCACGGCAAAACTACCGCACGTTTATCTATAAATCCGTAAAATTTTTTGCATAAAAAAGACATTTATTCTGCATTAAGTGTAATTCACTCTTATGCAAAATAAATCACAAGTTAATTTAGGCTGTAAATATTTAAAAAAACACTTGCAATTATTTCTAACTGTACCTATAATTAGGAACAAGAAGAAAGGGAAGGTAATCGTACCGCCCTAAAAGCCTAAGGGGGCTACCATGAAAACTCAAATCAACCACGAAATCATCAACGATTTACTAAAAAATAATGACATTCAAGGTTATACAAATAACTGGCAAGACCGCAGAATCTACATCAACTTATCATCTAAAAACAAAAGTTTTGCAGGCGACAGAAATTACCAACTTTACTTCGATTTAGCAGCCAATGAATTGGTGAGTAAAAATGTTAAAGGCACAGTATCATCTGCTTATTTTGCAGATATTAAAAAAGTTGAGGAGTTATTCTGATGACAAAAATAACACCGGAAATTATGCGAACAATTGGACAAATTGTTGCGGCAATATACGGGCCTGACGTGCCCGTAAATGTACAAAACACAATCCTCCGCTATCCTATAAAGGGGATTGGGTTAATTTCAGCAAGAGGGGATTTCGATCTTGGGTCAGAAGAAATTGCCCGCCTTATGGATAAAATCCCTGCAGACTTAGAAGGCTCTAAAGATAAAATGAGCTTTGATTGTCAGGGGGCTTTTTGGATTGGCTATTACCAATATAGCAAGCTTAAAGATGATGTTAAAAATTACACCCCATCACATTTAAGTATAATTGGCGAAGCATTATATGGCAATCAATGGCAAACTAACCTTGCCAGAGATTTAAACCTGTCAGATGCTCGAAGAATCCGGCAATGGATGGCTGGAGAACGGAAAATCCCTATTGGAGTGTGGTCTGATATTGTTGAGCTACTAAAAAGCAAACAAAAAAGAATTGAGGACATATTGTCCGAAATGGTAGAGGCAAAAGCTTGAGAAGAATAGATTGGCACTCTGTCGATTGGACTAAAAACAATCGGCAGTTAGCCGATGAATTAGGTAAGGCTTATGACACCGTTGCCAAAAAACGGTGGGAGCTTGGTCAATCCGGTAAAGCAAAAGATAGAGCTGTCCGGGTTGATAAAGGTGTTAGTAAAACGACCTGTGTCCCATCGCCACAGCAACAACGTTATGCCACTGAAATGGCTAAAATAAGCCCCAAATCCGGTAAATTTGAGACTAATATCCACTCCAAGAAATATAAAATCACAAGCCCGGACAATCAGGTTTTTGTCATCACAAATCTCTATCAGTTTGTGCGAGATAATAAAGGGCTATTTTTGCCCACTGATGTAATTTTCAAACGACAAGGCGGAACAAGAGGAACGGGCGGTGAATATTGTAATGCCACCTCGGGATTGCTTTATATCTCGAAACATAAAACAAGGACTTGGAAAGGTTGGAAATGTGAGCTGCTTGATAGTAAATAATAAAAAATGCGGCAAAACTACCGCACTTTTTATTGATACTCCACTTTTTCACCGATTAACTTATTATCATCAGGGAATGGCGTATCAGTTATCCAACTGATTGTCGCATAAGTAGCAAATAATTGAGGTTGTGATGCAAGTCGGAACATACCTGTGCCAAGCCAGTCATAAATAAACGCAACAGCATTGCGATTATCAGCCGGAATCAATCCGCCCCATCTTAACCGTATTTTTGCACGCCAAGTATTATCCCAAGTCGGGGAGGTATAAGTGCACAAATCAGCGGGGAAAAATTGGGCTTGAGATGCAGCTTTATCCCATCGAAAATTCTCGAATGCTATATAGACTTGGTTATCAATCCGTCGGCAATAGATTTTGCCCGTCTGATTCACCCCATCCGGAATTTTAACGACAGAAGTAATGTTATACCACCCCGTATCTTGCTTTCCTCCGCTTGATTTTAGTGCTTTAATGTCTGCACCGATTTGAGTAATAACATCAATTAGCTGTTGTTTAATGCCCATTATGCTTGCCCTTTACCTTTTGCATAAGCGGCTTTTAAATCAGTGGATTCCAATTCATCAATCTTGGCTTTTAAGTTATCTGCTAATTGCTTAATCTCGGTGATTTTCTGCAGCAATTCAGCCCCCGCACTTTCGCCTGTTTGAATATTCGCAATAGAATCAGCAATTTCTTTGAGGGTATCAAAATCATCGCCTACACCACCCAATAATTCATCTTTGAGCGCAGCAAGTTTTGAATCAATTTGCTCAAGAATCGCTTTATCTTGCTCACCAAGATATTTTGCAAAATCAAGTAATGTTTGTTTGATAGTCATAATTTTCCTACTGAATAATTTAAAATAAGGTCATTAAACGTCGGCGCATCAAAGTTTGCGGGCTTAGATTGCCCGCATCGCTTTTGCACTTTTACTGTTACTTTAGGTTTTTCTTTCAGTGTTACCTTCACTTTTGTTTTGTCTTTTATCATCATGCTAAAGCCTTGTTACATCGTGTTTCAGATGAATTCGACCGCTACATAATGTTCGGACCAAATTATTTGACGTTGTTTCTTGCAAATCCCATTTTGCGACTTTCCATAGCGAATCTTTCGTTACATCATGAGCAATATGTAATGTCACTTCATTTTGATTTACAGTGATTTCCCCGCTTTCAGTTGATAACTTAATTCGCTCATCGCTTCTGTCCGGCGCAATATGCAAATCAAATCGGCTGTTTGATAAATTAATCGGTGTGTCATCATCATTTGTGATAACAAGCGTTTCAAATTCATCATCGCCGCGAATCCAATTAAAAATAATGTCATTCATCATGCAAAATCCTGTGGATATTGTTTGCGTGAAACCTCGCTTTCATAAGCGGTTTTGCAATGATTTTTGTCAAAGAACAGCCCATTAATCACACGATATAACACACGCCAACGCTTTTTCGGTTTACTTTGCGTTAATATGGCACGGCGATAAGTGCGGCTAGATAATGTTTCATCTGCACCACCTCCTGTGATTGCATTAAAGAGTTGGTCAATCGCAATAATGACGTGATAACCCCAATTTTTTAACTTTTGCTTTACAGTTTTTGCCATTGCTCAATCTCC